TGCTGCTGCTTTTGCATTTGCTGCTGCTTTTGCTGCTGCATTTGCTGCTGCATTTGCTGCTGCTTGTGCTTCTGCTGCTTCTGCTTCTGCTGCATTTGCTTCTGCTGCTGCTTTTGCATTTGCTGCTGCTTTTGCTGCTGCATTTGCTGCTGCATTTGCTGCTGCATTTGCTTCTGCTGCTGCTTTTGCATTTGCTGCTGCATTTGCTTCATTTGCTGCTGCATTTGCTGCTGCATTTGCTTCATTTGCTGCTGCATTTGCTTCATTTGCTGCTGCATTTGCTGCTGCTGCTGATGCTGCTGCCTCTTGCGACCTCGTAAGTTCGGACTCTCTAGACTCAAAATTTTTTAGTAAGTTTGGAAGAAAATTTATTTCTTGGATTGGTGTTCTTGTTATTTTCGAATAAAAATCTTTAATTACCCCAGACAGCAGGGCATGATTGTAATCATTCATTTGTACCTTACGCATAAATTTAATTATGTTAGGGGAAGATTCCAACAGTTCGGGTACTTTTATGGTTTGGCGATTTTTAAAGGACTCATTAAGGTCTCCAATGTATTTAAGCAAATTTATTAAGTAATTTACTTGTTTTCGGTAGATTTGAATTCTATTTCCACCAGTTTGACTACCAATTAATGGTACATCAATTATACCTTGTCTGTCAAAAAGAAAAAGTAGTACTACAATAGCTAACCACATCCATAATTTTAAAGGACCTAATTGCATGTGTAACATTTTAAAAACACCATTTTTTGAATTAGTACTTATCATTTATAATATATATAAATAAAAAAAAAATAAATTAATTAATTAATTTAATAAAAATTAATTTAATAAAAATTAATTTAATAAAAAAAAATAAATTAATTGAATGTTTTTAATTGAATGTTTTTAATTATATACGGATGGTTCTATGACCATTTTGATTACCAATTAATGATATATAAATTATACACTGTCTATCAAGTATAAAAAGTAATACTACAGTAGTTCACCACTCGTAATTTTTAAAGGACCTAATTTCATTTCGAACAGTTTATAAACATTATTTTGAGAATTAGTACTGATTCAAAATTCACTGAAAGTGTCTTTTAATTCTGAAAGAAAATTTTTGTGTTCTTCATCACTCATCCTTTTTACGTAGAGCGCCAGGGAGCCATTCACAGCCTGAAGGGTGCAAGCTTGTTCATATTCTCATGGAGGAACTTGTCCTTTAGGGTGGGTCTGTAATATCGTTAAGTGTTTGTTTTATTCTTTTTCGTGCATCTAATATTTCTTGTTCTTTAGCTATTTGGGTTTCTTGTTCTTGTTTTTTTTTATATTCATCAAGTTGTTTATATACAGTTTCTGCTCTTAATTTTTGTATAGAGTAATCTCTTGATTGTTTTAATTTTTCTAGTTCTTTTAATTTTTTATGTGTATTTTGTTCTATTTGATTTCCAGTAAGATTTTTAATATTGTAAGTATCAATATTACTTTTAAATATAGATGGTATTAATAACATGGTATTACTAAGTTCTTTTGCTAATACTTTTTTATTTTGGTTACACTTACTTTTCATATCATACCAATCATATAAATTTTTTTTTATAAATAGACCATATTCTTTTATATCATAATTCTTTTTCACAATATCTTTGTTAATATTATCTATATTATTTAATTCATCCGTTTTATTATATGCTAAAGATTTTATAATATCTTGTTCTGTATTTATAATATTTATTCTATTTAGCATAAATTTACCAAGAAAACATAATAATGTTAATACTATAATAATTAATAAACATTTAATTATATTTTTAATACTTATTAAACTTAAAATAAAAATAAATAAATCGGAAGGTATTTGTAATATTTTTAGTGTAGTATTTCTGAATATATATAAACCAAGTAGTATTAGTAGAATAGTAAAAGGTGCTACTACTTTACGAACAAAATGAAAAATAGATGATATAAAATTTATAAATTTATATATATTTATTTTAGTTTTTTTTTTGAAATCATCACTAGTACGTTCCCAAATATATTGATGAAACCATGCAGATATAATCCATACACCTAGTAAAAATAATATAAACTTTACAATATTCCCACGTGATAAATAAGGTAATATATAGGTCTTCATAAAAGTATTATTTTTAAATAATTGTGAATTACTATTTAATTTACTTTTAAAATTATTAAATACATCTAATAAAGTACTTTTATTATTCATATATATATATAAAATAAAATAAAATAAACTATTTAAAATTGATTTTTGTTTAGTATATTAATAAATGGAATTTGTTTACGATAAGTATTATTTTAAAACAAAAATAGAAATAGAACCAGATAAAATAAATACATTTACGAAAGATTATATTGATAAAATTTTATTATTAAGTATTTTAAATAAATTTGAAAATAAATGTAATTCGATAGGATTTGTAAAAAAAAATTCAATTAAAATACTAAAACGTTCAGTAGGATATCACAATCCAATCACATTTAATCATAAAATATATTTTAATGTTTTATGTAGTGCTAAAATATGCAACCCTATTAAAAATAATATATATTTATCAAAAATTATTGGTATTAATAAAATTGGTATAATAGCAAATGTCGTAACAGATGATAATATTAGTCCATTATCAATAATTATATCTAAACATAATCAAAGTATTAATGTAAGTAAATTAAATATTGGTGATAATATTTATATTCAAGTACTTGCTAAAAAATTTACTTTAAATTCAGAAGTTATTAAAACAATTGCTAATATCCTAAATAATAATTATATTATAAATTTAAAAAAAAAATATAGTATTTTAAAACAATTATTAGATATTAAAATACCTACTAATTTTATTAATAAAACCTATCATAATTTTATTAATAAAAATTACATTAATTCCCTTAAGTATATTATGAATAATAATATTATAGGTAATAATATATTATTTATTTATACATACTTATTAGATGTAAATAAATATGAATTAATAGAAAAAAATATAAATAAAATTAAATGTAAATATATAAATTATTTAAATTCAATTAAAATTAATAGTACATTAGAATATGATAATAATGTAGATATTATTAATTATATAGATAATTTTTCGGATGAAGAAACTGATACTAATTATCTTAGTTTAAATAATTATGAAAATGATGATGATAATTATGATAATTATGAAAATGATGATGATGGTGATGATAATGATGATGAAAATGATGAAAATGATGAAAATGATGAAAATGATGATGATGATGATGATGATGATGATGATGATGATGATGATGATGAAGAAACTGATACTGATGACGATGATAGTAGTACAATAAATAATATGTTTATAAAAATTAATGAAAATAATGAGAATAATGAAAATAATACTTTGGAAATTTCCGCTTCTTTAGGTTCTGGTTCTTTAGGTTCTGGTTCTTTAGGGTCGTAAAAATAACACCTACTTATTTAAATATTTATACTATATAATATATTATAAATATAAAAGAAATGAATTATATAAGTGTTTTACAATTTTGTAAAAAATATGTTGTGCCTAATATTAGTAATGTTTTAAAAGGAATTGGAACAAATAAAACAACTAAAACTAATATAACTTTTACCATTATATGAAATTTACATACTGTCGTTATTCTATATATTGTAAAACCCATTGTAAGTACTGTAAGTAATAATAAGAAGAACCATAAAGATATTCCTCCCATATAACCAAATGTATTCATACTTCCATTAAATACATTTCCAAATATATAAAGAAGACCTCCACTACTCTGGTCATTCTGTTCTTCACCACTGTTTATTGCGTTCTCACCACCTCGTAAATTATTAAAAGTAAGTGAATCAAATAATTCTACTAAACTCATTTATAATATAATGATATATATTTTTTTCAGTTTTATATAAATTATATATTAAATAATTTAGTATAAAATTGAATTTATATAATATAAATATGCCTTCTCTAAATTTAGATGAATTACAAGAAATTCAATACTTGTATGGATATAATATATATGAATGTTTCATAGAAAGTGGTTCTTATATGGGTAGTACTATTGATAATATAAAAAGTAATTTTAATGAAATTAATACAATTGAATTAAATGAAAATTTACACAAATTTTGTAAAGAAAAATTTAAAAATGATTATAATATAAATTGTATACAAGGTAATTCTATTATTGAATTAGAAAATATTTTAAAAGGAAATAATAAAAATATTATATTTTTCTTAGATGCGCATTATTCAGGAAGTGAAACATCAAGAAGTGAAAAAGATGTTCCTCTTTTAGAAGAACTTAAAGTAATAAATAAGTATTTTAAAAATAAAGGTATTATTATAATAGATGATTTAAGACTTTTTAATACTAATTATAATGAAGATTGGTCTAATATTACAAAAAAAAATATATTGGAACAATTGGATAAATTGAATATAAAATTTATTTTGTCAATGGATAAAATTGATAAATTTATTATATATTTATAATTTATCTATTTCTTCTTGTGTTAAAGTTGAAAATTTATTTTTAATAATATTTAGATTAGTATTACCTAACTTAATTTCATTTTTTTTAAATATATTCCACTTAGTACTATTTATTGAATATATATTTGTGCCATTTTGTTGAATTCGTATATTTTTATTAATTTTATTATATATTTCTTTATTATATATTTCTTTATTAGATATTGCTTTATTATATATTTCTTTATTATATATTTCTTTATTAGATATTTCTTTATTAGATATTTCTTTATTAGATATTTCTTTATTAGATATTTCTTTATTAGATATTTCTTTATTAGATATTTCTTTATTAGATATTTCTTTATTAGATATTTCTTTATTAGATACTTCTTTATTAGATATTTCTTTATTAGATATTTCTTTATTAGATATTTCTTTATTAGATATTTCTTTATTATATATTTCTTTATTAGATATTTCTTTATTAGATATTTCTTTATTAGATTCTCTCATATTAAACGCTATTTGATTATAATATTTTCTTTCTTCTTGTGTAGTATTTTTCCATTTTTCAGCCATATCAACCATTGATAGGTTTTTTCTATGTTTTGAAACGTAAGCATGCCAACCACTAATTCTTTTTTTATTAGTAATTTTAAGTTTAGTATCTAATATATTACTATTATAAATTATTCTTTTTAAATTTTCAGGAGATAAATCATTTATTTTATTTGTTTGTAATATAACAGATAATAATTCTATTACTTTATTAACGTACTTCTTAGTTAATTCCGATGCCATATATATAGTGGTTTTGTTTTATAAATCAATTTTATATATTATAATATTATTTTGTATGATTTGTATAATTTGAATACATATAATAACAAAAAGTAAAAAATATAAAATGTAAATTTTGTTTTTTATATTTTTATAATTATTATTATTTTCAAAATTATTATTTTCAAAATCATTATTTTCAAAATTATTACTTTCAAAATTATTATTTTCAGTTATTAATTTATTATTTATAATAATATTATCTTCCATAAAATGTAAATTATAATTATCTCTAAACCAATTATTATAATCAATTTCTTTAATAAAAAAATTTGATATTATTAATTTGGAAATATAATTAGGTATATTGTGTAATATAAAATTATTATGAATTAAATTCAAATAATTATTAGAAAATTCATCTATATATTTTATTTTACATAATATATGTGGAAAAATATAATAATCATTACTATATAATATAGTGTTGATGTTATTAATATTATTAATATTGTAATAAATAATTAAATCAAAATCTAATTTTATAATAATATTATAATTTTTTATTATTATTCTATTAAATTTTATAATATATTTAATATCCTTTTGATTTGAATTATTAATATTTATTTCTTCATTTATATACTTAAAATGAAATTTACTAATATTACCACTATTATAGTATATATATATATTCTCTGAAGATTTCTTTGAAATTTTATATTTATTATTTAATATATTGAAAAAACTACATAATTTACTATTTAAAATAATATATTTTTTTTTTTTTAATATACACGTTTTATCAAGTGATAATGAATCATTAGATTTATTATTTATTACATAAATTAATTGTACAATTTTATCTTTATTAATTAAATTATTTTTAATTCTATCATCAAAT